GGCCTCTGCTCCGTTGAAGATGGCATACAAGAACGAGATCATCAATGTTTGGCATGGCGTACTCTGTAGAAAGCAGAGGAAGCTCCGTTGTAACAGAGTCGTCACGATCAGCATATACGACTCTTGCTGTACCCTGCTGATAATTGACCGATGATATTCTTCCGATCCTTAATTCGTCCATAAAACACCTCTTACTGCTGCTGTCCCGTCTGTCTGTTCTTCGGCGGGTCAGCGATTTTAGCCTTAAGATTCTTGAGTCTGTTTTTGTCAGTTTCTTTTTTGGAAGAAGATCCAACCGTACCGCCTCCGGAAAACTCAACAACAAAATCCTCATCATCATATACTTTTGAGCAGTCGAAGGACGTTGTATAAGCTGACCCAATGCTGTGTTCAAGCTTGTTGATATAGTATTTTCCGTCAGCTTTTCCGAGGCCTGTGATGTCGATCGTCTGGCCGGATGTGAGCATCGGATTTCCAATAGTTGAGAATGATAGCGTTGTTGCTTCGTTGTTCGCGTTGTAGATCGCCGCGAGCAGTTTTGCTTTTGCCTCTTCCGCCGTGGTTGCAGATGCGTTTGATTTAAGGATCCTCGTTCCGCTTCCTGCCTTTGCCGTGATCTTCTGGCCAGACGTGTCCGTGTATACAAGTTCTCCGCCTGTGTACGTTCCGGCCAGTCCGGTCTTAAACGAATAGCTGAGCATGTCGCCCTTGTCTATTGTTGCTACAGTATCAAGTAATTTGTACTGCTCCCGGTCAAAAACGACGATCCTGTCTCCGTATACCTTAAGGCTCAGACCGTAATCAGAACATACAGTGTTTAAAAAAGCGCTGTCCGTTGCGTTACTCTGCTCCAGTTTTGATATTTTGATTTCTTCTGCGTGATATACAAGCCCGAGTTCATACCTCTCGGAGATCTCCGTGAGTATCTGCAGAATCGTGACGTTCTCCCAGGTCTTTGTTCTCTGGGTGCTTTGGAAAGCGTCATTCGCCGGTGCGCTGACACCGCTCATGGTCATTACATCAGGAGATCCTGAAAAAGAAATGTCATCAAGTGTAAAATCACCAAAGTCAAGGCTCAGATCTTCGTCCTGTTCGTACCAGTTCTCTGCCGTGACCTTGCCGGAAAGAGTGGCCCCCTTGTCCGGGAACCACCCGTTAAGCCATCTATCGTCCCAGTTTCCGAGAGTGATAGAAATGCTATCGCTCTCTCCGCTGGCAGAGTCCGTGTATTTTACGGATTCCAGAAATTCGTCAATCTTCGACTGGATGTTTGTTCCGTTATAAAAAATAGTCGGATAAGCCCGTCTGGTGTTCATCAGATCACCTCCACGGCGGCATTGACGGAGACTGTTCAGCCGCCTTTTCAGGTACGATCAGAACAGTACCGGCATCGAACTGGTATACGCCGATTTGCTGCGGATTCGCTTCCATCAGTATGTCGGCGCTTTTTTCTGACCCATATACGTCAAGGGCGATCTGATCCCATTGCTGTCCGGCTTTTGTAGTGTATGTTGCCATAATTCCTCCGTTAAGCAAAAGACAGTCTCTTGCGCTCGCGCATGTAACGCTCCATGAACGCCTTGAACTGTTCAAAACTCTCTGCTGTGGCAGCCTTTACATCCTCCGCGCTCGCTCCAGGCATGACTGTGATAGTCGGGCTATAAACAATTGACGTTGTCTCGCTACCTCCCATAAGATCTCCAAGCTTGCTGAGAGGAATAACCGCCTCATCCTCGTTTCCCTCTCCGATCATGGCAAGCGTAGGATCTGTTACGATACCGCCGTTTGCAAGCATAGGAATCTGTGGGATGTTGAGGCTGAAATTCTTACCACCGAGAACCGGCACCCAATCAGGGATCGTGATGTTCATTCCGTTTATATGGTCGAGCACGCTGTTTATTATCGTGATAACAGATCTAAATGGCGCGGCGACAAGTCCGATGATTGTATCAAAGATTCCGCCAAAAATATCGACAACGCCCTGCCATGCCATACTCCAGTCTCCGGTAAATACGCCTGTGATAAATTCGATTAAACCGCCGAATATCCTTTTAACGCCTTCAATGATCGGCAAAAGCACATTGTTATACCATGTTATTGCCGTGTTTGAAAGAATGCCCCATGCATATATGACCGCAGGTATCAAAGTTCCAGTGAACCAGTCTGCGACAGCTGCAGCTGCGTTCTTGATTCCTTCCCACATTCCTATCCAGAAGTTGCGGAACCATTCGCAGTTTGTCCATAAATAGACAAAAGCCGCCACAAGCGCCGTTATCCCGATAATGATAAGACCGACCGGATTAGCCGCCATTACAGCGTTAAGCGCAAGAAATGATGTTTTTATTCCTGTTATGATTGAAACAAAATTTACAGCAAGTATCGCGGATCCGATGCCTGCGATAGCAACTCCGATTGTCGGTAGATTCGTCCTGAGCCATGGTATCGCCATGTAAATCAGCCATGGTAGCGCTGTGTTGATCGTCCAGTCAAATCCGCTTTCGATTCTTGCAGCCATCTGTTCAAAATCGACCTCTCCGACAAGTCCATAGATCTCTTTTTTCAGATCTGTCACTCCGGTCTTTATCGCCGTCATTGCCGGCTCGACCTTTTCAGCCATTTCAGCCTGTGTAAGCAGATATTCCGCTTGAGCGTCATTGGCTTCCATAATGCTCCCTGCGGTTTCTCGGTATTTATCAGCCGCGTCTCCGTACAGAGTAGAGAGCATGTCTGTGATCAGCGCCTGCCGCTCAGCTTCATCAGAACACTCGGACAGGGCTACATTAAAGGCGTCCTCCGCGTTGGTGACATCCTCATCCATATAATCAGCAAGCAGCGCCGCGGCTTCGCTCGACCAGTTCAGAGCGTCAGCCATAACACCGGTTACTTTTCCTACCTTCGCCGTCTCTCCGGCGGCCTCTGCAAGGCCCTCAACCGGCAAAGCGTCCTGATAAGTTCCCCAGATACCTGTGGTTATTTTTACCCACTTATCAAGGTCTCTCTGGTTGTTCGCCATCCTTGCGATGTTGTTGGCTGCCTCTACGGCTCTGTCATCCTCTCCGAAAACGGAATATAGATCTTTCCACGTTTCCGTTGCTTTTTCGGCAGAAAATCCGGCAGAATCAAAAGCCGTCTCCAATGTGGCCATATCCTGACGGAACTCTCGTGTTTCTTCCGGAAGATCCTGAAGACTTCTTACAGCAGCTCCAGCCGCCGTTATAAGTCCGGAAATTCCATCTGCAATGAGGTTTCCGATGGCAATATCCATTACTCCGATACTGTCACTTGCTTCTCTCGCGCTGTCGCCTACGTCCTCAATTCCTCTTCCGGCGTTTTCAAGCGATGTACGATAGGACGGGTCCATCTTCGCCGCGAGTTCAAGCAGTAATTCATATGTGGTCCTGTTTTTTGCCATCGTTTACCTCTTTTTGTTTGCAGGGTGATTTTTAATCATCTCCGCCGTGTCGTTATAAAAGTAAATAAAGTCGATGATCGGCATCGACATGAAATAATCAATTCCCGTGTGTGTGACCTGACTTAATTCTACGGCTCTCTGCCGGAGCCTCCGGGAGAATTGGTAGTCCTCGATTCTGTATCGTTTACAGAAAGGTGGACCTCACTACCTGCTTAAGCCTTGCGGCGTCCTTAAGAGGAAGACCGAAGAAGAACTCTAACGGCTTACCGGTTCCGAGGCTCGCAATCACAAAAGCGTAAGATGCTGACATTTCCGGGATAACGCTTGTTTCTCTCCGCGCTGTCAGAATCTTCTCTGCTTTCGCTGCATCGTTTCCTGTGAGTTCATCGCATCCGGAAAGATCAATTTCTGTATAAGTTTCGCCCTCAAAAATATACGGCTTTGAAAGCTGTACTTTGTAAAGGTCGTTATCTGCGTTTTCTGTTGTTTTCATCTTTTGTTTCCTCCTGTTTTTTAATTAAAAAGGGAGGGTTGCCCCTCCCCGATTTCTTTAGCAAAGCGCTTTTGTCTGCGCCATGATGTCGGTGCCGTTGATGTTGAACACGCTGTTTAGCTTGTCGATTTCTACTACTTTCTGCCCTCCAACTTCAAGCATGTAGTAGGTCCACTCGATAGCGATGCTTGTTCCGGTACCGGAGCCTTTCTTGATGCTTCCGGATGTCAGAGTCTTCGGACGTCCGCGGAATACCGCACGGATACCGGTGAACACAACGTCACCATTTCCGTCCATTTCCTGCTGTGACGCTCTAAGCGTGATATTCACGCTCTTAAGCGGATTCAGCAGGTTAAATACATCCTTCGTGAGGCTCTGGAAAGGGATCTCGACCTGGCTGCTTGCAAACTGTCCGATAGTAGGGCTGTCAACCTCGCCACCTGGAACGATCACGCTCTCACTCATCATCTCGATATCCGGAAGCTTTACTTCTTCGCCGACACCGATCAGACGGTCGCCGTCCTGGTATACGTTAAAATCATTGATTTTGTCGGGGATGTTCTTAGCCATTAGTTCTCACCTCCCAGCGAAGAAACAAGGGCATCCGCATCAAATTCGAGCACGAACTCGATATCCTCAGAGGGGATAAACGGAGCGATGTGAATGTTGAACGTGATCTTTCCGGCAAGGATGTCTTCTCTGGTGTTCTCGCTTGACAGATACTCTACTCGAGCGCCTGCGAGATAACCTTTTGCCACAAATCCGTTGCCGCGGATGTTCTCATCGTCCACAACATTCTCGATAAGACGGGTGTTCCCGGGGTTGTCAACTTTCCGGTGGTAATTCAGGATGAGAGAATTGCCCCACCATGTAAACATCCGGCGGCAGGCAATCCAGCGGTCCTTGGGGTCTACGCTTGCCGGATATGCGGCGGTGTTGTTGCCCCAGCAGCGGAAGCCGTTAAAGTTAAGGCATGTTACAACGCCGTAGCTGTTGACGGTGTTTGCCTGCTCCTGATCAAGAATGACCTCGGTATTTGCAGAATCATCAAGGCACAGCCCGGTGATACCGATGGGCTGGTTGGACGGGCTTCTGTACGGAATGTCGTCATCAGATGCGGTCACATAGCTCATCAGCGCAGAGATAAGAGCAGACAGGTAATATATCTGAGTTCCGATCTTTGCTTTAGGCCAGCAGGCCGTGGTGTGCTTGCTCGTTGCCCCAACCGTCGCTTTTGCTGTGTTGACGGATGAATAGATCTGTGCGCCGGCCACATTGCTGGGGATATCAACAACACAGTCAGCAGCAAACACGCCGTTGATTCCTTCACACTTCGCCTGCATAGCAGCGCATACAGTCGCATTGTGGCTCCATCCAGGAGCAGAAATGATACCTGCAGTAAGACCGAAGCGCGGATAGATCTGACGGATCAGGTCAAGTCCCTTTTCTGTGCTTCCTGTCGTACCGCCGATGATGTCAGATGCGGTAACGCCGCTCGGATTCAGCTTGGAATAACCGATATACAGAGATGTCTGCGTTCCAAGAGTCGTGATAACGCAGTATCCTTCATCGTCAAATTCTGCCTTGTAGTCCGTTCCGGGAGTAAGGTCTGTTCCGGAAGAAGTCTCTGACACGGACAGGGTGGAAAGAATAACGCCGAAGGCTTCAAGCTTTACCTTGCCTCCGGTAAGCGTTTTCTGTGCTTTTTCCACGGCGGTCTTGTGCTCGGTCTTGGTGGGATCAAGTACGTTTACAAGCACGACAGGCGCTACGTTAAATACCTTGAATGTAGCGCTGATTGCCTGGCAGAGCGAGTAATTATCAAAATCCTCGCAGTAGCCTACGGCTTTCTTTGCCTCCGCAAAGGTGTAGCACAGTTTCGGGACGTTTGCAGCTGTGGACGGGTCCTCCGCAAGGTTACAGGGTGCCGTGCCAAAAATCACCTGAAGCCCTGCAGTCCCCTTGACAGGAGTGTTCAGGCCGGTGTTTTTTTCGCTGACAGATACGCCATGTCTGTAAGGCATATAGTGTACCTCCTTTTAAAAAAATGATTAGACCAGCGGATCCTCTTTCAGGATCGCCGGACAGTTAAAGGTCAGCTTGCAGGCAGCGATGTTGTACGGGTATGTATCCTCATCCTGGACGGCCCATTCAAACGCGCCTTCAGCGTCAATATCAAAAGAAAAATTACCGATGTACGGATTCTTTGCGAATCTCTCATACACACGGAAAATCATGGTAAGCAGGTCGCGGTGTCCCTGCCGGGTGACGGATGTGTCTCTTGTGCAAAAGACAAGCACCACTCTTACCGCGTTGCTCTTACCTCCGGCAGATCCGTCAACCAGTTTGACGATACAGTACGGGGTCGGTGTCGATCCATCCTCATCGTCCGTCTGTGTCTCCGGGAGGTCCTGCGCGTAAACATTCAGCGCACCTGCCACTCCTCCAAGCTGGAAATCAGCAAAAAGATCATCAATTTCATTGACTAATGCATCCTGTAAATCAAATGGTGTTCTCACTTCTTCCCTGCCTTTCTGAGTGTTCTTTCAATGGCTTTGTTGATCTGAATCGGAAGTTCATCCGCCATCATTTTTTCTGCGGTCTCCTGTAGACCGGACCTGCCGATCATTGACGGGACGGACGGAGATAACAGCTTTTTGACCGGAAGAGGATTTTTCCCAGTCCTCTGCACAACGGCAATGTGTCCGCTTTTGAACTTCGCAATAAACGGCTTTGGCTGGTCTCCGAGGATACGGAGCGCTCCGGATGACAATACCTTCGATGCAAGTGCGTCAGGTCGGTTCGTTGTCCTGTAATCTGATGGGCTTACCATGAAATCGAGCAGCTCATTCATTGGTCCGGTCGAGTACAGCTTCGTGTAGAATCTATCTGACCTTGATCCTGCTTTCAGCTTTAATCCGCCCTTGTTACTGTTCTTCCATGCGCCGTCATCCTGATACTCATACCGCTTGTCAGCCTCTTTGACTACATCCTTACGGACCAGACGGGCAGTTGCAGACAGAGCAGACCGCAGGACCTTTGGCGTCTCGATTTTCAGATCGCCGAGAGCTTCGTTTATCTGTTCGATATACTTATCGTAATCGACGATCATCATGCTCATGTCCTGTTCGCCTCCAGCGTGAACGTGAATATCCCTGCATCCTCTTCAACCTTGACGATCCTGTAGTCTTTTCCTCCGACCGTGATCAGTTTGTTCTGCTTAGGCTTCGGCCCGTACTCGCTCGCTGCAACGTACATGAGGATCTGCGCCTGATAGATTCCATCTGTGTGCTTGTCGCCGCCTGCGGTTCGCTCCACAAGCGCATAGTCATCAATGACTACATGCATCTGTTTTCCGTCTACGGTCTTTGTCTCCGCGAACTCAAGGTCATTGAGAAACGTGTTAAGAATATCCTGCTGTACCTGGCTCTTGAAGCTCATTACTGAATCGCCTCCGATGCGTCAAACTCCGGAGCGTCAGACTGATCATTTTCAGCAGCCTGAATCGCCTCAATCATGTCAGCCTTGCTAACTCCTACTTTGAAAGTAATTCCGCGTTCACGCCCAAGCTCCCGAAGTTCTTTGACGGACATTCCATCAATACCATGTGCTTCAGTATCCAAAGAAACAGGAGCGGCAGAAACACGCTCCGCCACTCCGTTCTCAATCAGTCTGTTTGCCAGTTCAACGCCGACTTCAATCGGCTCTGATCCGGCAGGCACAAGGTCATAGCGTCCGTCATGATTCCATCCGAATGTTCCGCGGATTATCTTGACAGATACCATTCACGCCTCCTTACGATACGTCAGCAACGATGAATCCGTACTTCTCGTTCGGCATGAGGATCGGGCGAGCCTTAAGGGTAAGCTCTCTCTGGTCTCTCTGCTTGTCTGCGGTCATCTTCGGAACACGCTTAGCAGCGTAGGTGTGGAACATGTCGTCACTCTCAAGCTGGGTGACTGCGCCGTATGCTGCGCGGCCTGCTCCGGGAGCGGTCAGCACAACGGTATCATCAGCGATGTAGTTGGTCATGGTTCCGTTGTCTGCCTGATACTGTGCAGCGTAGGAAATAATGTTGATCAGAACGCCGTTCACGTTCAGAACACCGATCCATGCAGCTCCGGCCTTGTTAAGCTCTACGGGGTTGATGCCGCCAAGCTCAAAGCGCTTGTTGTCGAGGAATTTCTGGATCATGTTGTCCTTGAGGATCATCGGTACAACATTTGAAGCGACCACAAGCTCGGAGGGAGCAAGGCCGTGCTGACGTGCAAGAGTGACCATGCCGTTGATGTCAGCGTAGATATCAGCGTTTGCGCCGTCCCAGGGGTTGGTGATGGTGTAGGAAGCAGGGTTAGATCCGCCGCTGTAGTAGTGGATGACCTTTTCCTCATAGTCGCTGTCATTCTCGCCGTAGTGCTTCATGACAAGCGCATTGGTGGTCATGACCTCTGCTGCCATTGCTTCCTCTCTACGGGTGATCATGGTGTCCATCTCGGTCATGTCTTTGGAGACGATAGCGCCCTGTCTCTGATCTGGAGTAAGCTGTGCGTAGATTGCCTCGCCGAAGCCCTTCTTCTGCAGCTCATCGACAGTCAGAGGACGACGGGGAGCGATGAACGGAGGCTCATATCTCTCCATCGTGAAGCCGTTGCGGAGGACGGTCTTGCCGCCTACACGGGGAGCCACGAAGGGAGCGAGCTTCTGGGTTCCGTCACGGAACTCCATGATGACATCATCAGTCGTGAAAACATCTGTGCTGGGATTGCACGGGAAATAGCGGTCTCTCAGGAAAGAGGATACCGGTACTGCCTGCTCATAAGCAGCGAGCAGGTGGTGGGTGTTCATAATGTCAAAAGCCATGTCATATACCTCCTGTTGGTGATTACATGCCTACGGAATCGCTGAGAAGGATTCCGACGGAGCGAAGAGCTTCCTTGTTTGCTGCGGAGATCGAAGCGCCGGAAGCGATTGCGAGCTTTCCCTCGACGAAGTGACCGGTGCGGTAAGCCATAGCCGTTACATCGGCGGTAGTTCCGACTTCGTAATCATCGCAGAGGACAGCGTTGGGGGTGAGGGTTTCGTTGCTGCCTGCAGCGGTGCCGTGAATTACATACTTGCCATCTCCGCCGGTCCCGGTGGAAAGATCAAGCAGAGTGCCTCTCTTGAGAGATGCTGCTGCGCTTCCCTTTCTCAGGGTAACGGAAAAAGCCTCCGGAGAGGGGTTGAGTGTTGCGATCAGACCGTCAAAGTTGACTTCTTTGGTCTCATACATTGCCATGTGTTTTTACCTCCTTAGTCTTTCTTGAGAAGATTCTTGATTGCCTGCAGGTCATCTGAAAGCTCACGCTCTTTGTCTACTACAGGCTCCTGTGCCGGTTCAGGCTCTACCTGAGCCGTCGCGGCTGCGTCTGCGGTCATGCCTGCAAGCACGCTCTGTCCGAGTGCTGCGTTTGCCTGCAGCGCCTTAAGAGCCAGCTGCTCCGCAGTAATACGGTTTTCGCCGTACATGGCCTCGTGCGCCATGTCTTCCGGAACACTTGCTCTGATGGCATCAATGCCAGCCAGCCGGTTGCGCTCCGCTTCGGTGCCTGCCTCCCTTGCGGCGGTCTCGATCTGCGCCGTCAGGTCGGGATAGGCCGCCCGAAGTTCATCTACT